CACCCGGACCGTTTTGCCATCGATTTCGATCTTTGGTACACGGAAGGTCTCTAGCAATGAAAGCCAGAGTTCAGGAACGCAGAGGCTGACGAGGCCCCTACTTAGGGAGTCACTGGCCTGTTTCAAGTCGATTGTAGCCATCGAGCCAGAGATACTGGCTTCACGGGCAACCCGCCTGTGAGAATCGGCTGCATGCAGCAAGTCCCAGCCCCGACGCGCAAACCTCATCTTCATCGTTTTACCGATGTAGAGCTGGTACGCAACGTTAAGGTTAGGACCGATCTCGATACTACGGTCGGTCTTTGCGTCTTTCGGGACGCAATCCCACCTAGATGATGTAACATCATCAAAACCGCTTAAGACACCGTCTTCGTACTTGAGCACCCCTCTTTCAAGGAGATTTCGAGCCCAAAGGCTATTTTCAAACCAAGGTAACGCGAGTTCGCGTGCCCTGACGGTCGTCGTTGGGGATTTTGTCATTTTATCAGCCACCGTGCTAGCTTGGCCTCTGCAACATAAGGTTACCCCGGGTCCGAAACGAGCGTGAAGCTCATTTGGCACGGGTCCCAACCACCAGCTGACTCTACGTCTTACCCGCGCGAGAAACTCGCGCGTGATACAGTCATCCTGATCGTTCAGATCAGTCATGATGTCGTTGAGTCGTTTGTTGGTGAGAGCACAGCGCCCCTCCGCCTCATACCAGGCATCTAACGCCGCTTTACGGCGGTCGTGCCTGGTCGGCCAATCAGCGTTCTTCGTGAAGAAGGCAGCTGCTTGAGCATCGAGAAGGTAGGGGTACGCATGCGTGTAACTTTCTGGATTAACCTTACGGGTAACCAGAGCATCCCAATCGCCGCGCTCAACTAATTCAAGTTGTTCGCGACAGAAAGGCGTTGCAGCGTGGACGAGGTACGTCTTCACAACATCTATGAGAGGTCTCATATAAGTTTCTCCAGTTCAGCGGGATGACTCCCGTTAGAAATCGAACAAAGGGTTAGTTGGGTGCGAAACCCACCTTGGCACATTCACGCATAAGCGCAGTGTTAGTCAAGTTTGCCCCCTGGGCGACGGCTTCGGCCACTGTCGCATCATCAGCCGCCAAGAAAATCTTCGTTTCCGTCACTTGCGTGATGTAACCGATTACTTTCTTGAGACCTGACGCAATGTCAGTTTCCACGACCGGGTAGACCAGGTTGGTCTTCAACGCACGACGAGCGCCATCAGGTGATGGCGCGCCAATCGCACGAAACTCCGGACGCAAAGCCACCGAGGTCCCAACGGTGTTCGAACGCCAAACAGCAGGGGTTTTATCCCCTGCCGAGGGCGTCATGGACGTGTAGACGATGTCGGTGGTTCCGTCAGCTTTTTTGACGGTCAGATTTGCCATTTGTGGCATGTTATTTTCCTTTGAGTTGTTGAAGTAAAAGTGCAACAGAGGTTGCCGCACGACCAAGGGAGAATTCCCAAGGGGGTTTTCCCCTCAGGGTTG